ACTCACGCGGCATAAAGATGAGCTTAACAGGCGCACAAGTAACGGCAATACAAACATTCCTGCTTGCTACACCATCTATCATGCCAGCAGTCAGAGCAGGTCAGACGGATGTAGTGACAGGGTTTCTTAACGCTGATTCGACTATGAAAGTGTGGCGAACGTTTACCAATATTAACGATATTAACAATAATATCAATTGGGCGAATTTTACGCCGTCTACTATAGCGACGGGTGGTGGGCAAGATGCAATGAACTTTATGCTAGCTTGCCAGGGAAAGCAGTTTAACCTGCAAAACCTGATAAATTCTGCAAATAGAAGCGGCCAGCTTGCTACCGGACTAGGAAACATTAGAGCCGGGTTACAGGATTCGCTAACGGGAATACAAAGTGGGGCAGCAGGGGCAATATTAGGCGGCGGGTGGGCAAACGTACAGCTTGCAATACAGCGCTTTGCTTCTAATTATGAGTCTCTTTTTGCAACGGGAACAGGCACGCAAGCTTCTCCAGCTTCATTAGTTTATGAGGGGCCGATTAGCAGAATAGATGCCGCTTTCTGTTTTTTGAACGATGATGGCACTATCAAAATATAGGTGATGTATGACAACTGCGGTTAAAAATGCGCGTACCATTGTCGCGGCTAGCACAAGTAATACGGCTGGCAGCACTACACGGGGAAGGGTTGACTTACAAACTGCGCTTGGCGGCAGGCTTACGGTAAAGCTGATTAACGGCGCAACACCTCCCACCATACCTTGCACATGTAATATCCTTGTTGCCCATAATGCCACTATGCCAGCGGCAGGCAGCGAAGGAGCGGACTGGAAAACAATATATAGTTTCACTGGCGGCACGACAGCAAGCGAAACTACGACTTATTCGGACGTTTATGGACCAGACATCATGAGCCTTGAGGTTGAGTTTACCGGCAACACGTCACAAACTGTAACCGTCGAAGCATACTTCTCTGAAATAACTAGCGTAGGGTAGCAATGGCTATCACAATGCTTTATCAGCCGCAAGATCAATGCGCAATTAGCCCGCGATGGAAACCTGCCGCTGTATGGAACTTTGCAACAAAATCAGAAGCATTAAGCCGACAGGTAAACGTAGAAGGGGCGAATTCATCGAGAGACTTAACTCAATTCGGAAAAGGGGTTAAAGTCCAGGGAACGTCAAATCTTGACAGGCTATCCTGCTATGCGCCTAAGTCTGCAATGGATATAGGCTCTGGTGAGTTTACTGTATTTTGTATATTCAGATTAGATAGTAAGTCAAACACTACAGCCTCATCATTATTTGGAAGGTGGGGGACATCAGTAGCGCTCAGTGATTGGGATTTTGGCGGAAACTGGAATAGCGGCGGCGCAATCTTTCAGAATATAGTAGGCAGTACTTCTTACACAGCCCAAGTGTCTATTACTTGGACAGCGGGCAATCATTACGCCATGTTTGGCAGGCGATCTGGAACAACAATATTTATTGATCTTTATGATTATAAAAATGCAACATGGTATAGCAGTTCTTTCACAAACGTAAACATAACTACTATAAATTGGCATGATGCTAACACGCCAATTTACGCTGGAACAGAGAGAACTGGGGCATCATTCAATAGTGATGTAACGCTTTATTTAGCATCTACATTTAAGCGGAAATTATCAAATGCGGACATATTGTCGCTTTCTGCAAATCCGTATCAGGTTTTAAAAAAAGAGCCAATAAATTACAGTCCGCTATTTTCTACCGCACCACAAGCGACAGTAAATATTTCAATAACTGATTCAAGAGATACCATTGCGGCAACAGCAGCGGGCGCGGCGACAGCTACACCAGCCATTACCGCACCAAACGATATTATTGCGGCGACAGCATCCGGCTCGGCGACCGCTACAGTAGCTATTACTACCTTGGCTGATACGATTGCCGCTAACGCATCAGGGTCGGCAACGGCAACGGCGGCGATTACATCACCAAACGATACAATTGCAGTTGCAGAATCGCAAAGTTCAACCGCTACAGCCGCAATAATAGACCTTGCCGACACAATTGCGGGTAATGCCAGTGGCACCGCGGTTATTAATGCGTCCATTACCGCGCCGAATGACACTATTGCCGCATCCGAGACTGGACAGGCGACGGCTAACATAGCCATAACCGACAGCAGGGATACTATCGCTTTATCGGCAGACATGCTTTCTACGGTAGCAAACAATCAGGCAGGCCGATCAAAAAAACGCAGGCGTATAATTAATGGCATTAACTATGAGGTAACTGATGCCGAGGCCATGGCCTTAATTCAGAAGTTTCAGGATGAACTGTCAAAGCCAGAAAAGAAAGTAAAGCGCACTAAAAAAACATTAGAAAAAACATCTACAATAGATTATCCTACAGATAATCAAGCAATTACTGAGCAAATTAAGGCAAAAAGTATTGATATTGCTGATATTAAGCCATTAACGGCTCAATATGATGCTATTGCCGATCAAGCAATGATTAGGCAAATGGAGGCAGAATACGCAAGGATGCAAAAAGAAATAGAGGATGAGATAGACGATGAGCTGGCTCTTTTAATGCTTTTATAACCGAGAGAAAAAATGTCACAATCTAACGCAAAAAGTTTCAACAAAACAATCACGCGTCCAAATGACGTAGTTGCTTACGCAGCAAATGATGTAATCGGAGCGGCTACAGGGTCAACAGGTGCGATTGAAATAACAGGTTTAATGCCTGGCCGACCGTTTAACCTAGTCAACACAAAACTGTTAATTAATTCAGCAACAGTGCTGGCTGGGATGACAACCTTTAACCTGCATTTTTATAGCAAAGCCCCGCCATCTGTTCTTGGTGACAATGTGGCATGGGATTTACCATCGGGAGACCAGCCATTTTATCTTGGCTTTGTGTCACTTGGAACACCAGTCGATGTTGGAGCGGCTATTTATGTACAATCCAACAATATAAATGCTCATTTTACCCCGCAGGATACCAGCGTTTTTGCTTATCTTGTTACGGTTGGTGGCTTTACTCCGGCGGCAAATACAACATTTAACATTCAGGGAGTAATGATAGACCCATGACAGAAAACGATATAGACAGAATTAACGAAGAAGCGAATCAAGCGAAGACTTTTCTTGAAGACCCTTTTTTTATCTCATCGGTAACCGCTCTAAACGAAAGGATAAAAGCACAATGGCAGCAATCAGTAACGACAGAGGCAAGGGAGCACCAGTGGTACAAAATGCAAGGCTTGAAGGAGATATTGCAGGAATTGAGACGCCCGTTAGACACGGCACAAGTTATGATAAACCAGATGAAAGAGTAACCGCGTCTATTGAATGGGGATCCTATGTGGATAGGCTGCATCACATTAGCGATGAAGCTTTCTCATCCGGAGATTTTCTGGTTGAGGTAACAGGGCCGTTTCTAAACTCTCCGGAATATTTTAAAAACTCACAAGGCATAGGTTGTCTGATTTTATCTGTTCCACAGGATAAAATAGACTTTAAGTATCAAAGCGGAAGAATAGAAGTAGAAGAAATCAACTGAACACGGCATATTGCCACTCAATAATGATAAGGAATGAAAATGTTTAACTTTAGTGCAAGAAAATACAGAGAAGAAGCCGGTTTCGATGGTACCGACGATGGAAGCCAGGACTTCGAAGAAAACGAAGGCGAGGATGAAGGCGAGCTTGACGCCCTGACAGTGGCATTAATGGATGAAAACGAGCCAGTAGAAAAGAATGAGTCCGAGCCAGTAAAACCATCAGTTGTCGAGCCAGAAAAAGTAAAGCTAACTGTTGCCGGGGAAGAAAAAGAGCTTACCATTGATGAGTTAAAGGCAAGCTATTTAAGACAGGCCGACTACACGCGGAAAACGCAGGAATTAAGCGCGGAAAGAAGGCAGGTTGAAGCGGCGCAGGCTCAATATACTGAATACTTGCAATCAATACCGCTACTGGCAAGCCAAGCGCAAAAGAACATCCAGCAGGCACAGGAATTTATAAATTCACCGGCTATGATAGAGCTTGCACAGAATGACCCGGCTGAATATATCGCTAACAAGGCCAAGGCTGAGGCGTTCTATGCTGAAAATGTAACGGCCTTGCAGCAAATGGACAGGCAATATACAGAATTTGACCAGCAGCGGCAGCAGGCAGCACAAACGGCACGTGCGACCATGATAGCTGAGTCAAACGCAAAATTGTTGGCCGAGATGCCGGAATGGAGCAAGCCGGAAGTTAAACAGGCAATATCCGCTTATGCTTTAAGTGATGGTTATCTTCCAGAAGAAATTAACAATACTATTGACCACAGATTTATAAAGACCCTGAACAAAGCCAGGCTTTATGATGAAATGGTCAAAAACAGTTCACTTGCAACCAAGCGTGTTAAGGATGCCCCGCAACGGGTAGTTTCAAGCGGAGCTGACATTGCGCAGGATGCAAGCTTTCAAACAAGAAAGCAGCAGGCTATTAAACGTGGAGACCCTGCAAAGATTGAAAGCTTACTGGCTGAGGCGCTTGCCTCAAGAATGTAATATTTAATCGACACTAACAATTAGCAATTAGTTACGCTATAATCAGAAAAACAGGCTCAAATGACCCGAAAGGATAACATGCGAGCCAAAGCGCCCTGAAGCCTTCGCACAACCTTCAGAGCGCCCCGTCAGGGGAAAACAACAGAACATCGACGGACAAGCGGCAACGCATCCTATAAGCGGCGAAATGATGGTTTAGTGCATATCATTTTTTATAGGTTACACAATGGCTATTCAAGCAGCAGATCACACATATAACGTAATCGGAACACGAGAAGACTTGTCCGATTTAATATCAAACATTTCACCTACTGATACCCCGTTCACGGCAATGTGCCGAAAAGGTCGCGCTAAATCGACATTAGTCGAATGGCAAATTGACTCTTTGGCAGCAGCAGCCACTAACGCGCAACTTGAGGGTGATGTAGCGCCTAACGCGGCTTTTGCGGCTACAGTTCGCGCAACCAACAGATGCCAAATTTCAGCTAAACAGGTAACTACTTCTGGCACTGTTGAAGCTACAGATAAGGCCGGTAGAGCGTCAGAGCTGGCTTATCAGTTAAGCAAAAAGACTAAAGAAATAAAACGTGACGTTGAAGTTGCGCTATTAACCAACAACGTACAAACCACAGGCAACACAACCACTGCACGTACCGCAATGGGACTGGTTGGCTGGGTCGATGGGGGCGTTGCTTTCGGCGGCGCTGGCTCGGTAATTTCAACCGGTACAGGCGGCAACCAGCCATTATTTGCGGCTAACACTGCACGTACAGCGGCAACCGCAGCATGGGCAGCATTAACGGAAGCTAACGTAACAACTATCTTGCAAAACGCTTACCTTGCTGGCGGTGCGGCTGACGTGCTAATGGCTGATGCAAAAACTCGGGCTACCATTTCCGGCTTTACTTCTGGCACTACTAAATTCACTGAAGCGGTCGACAAAAAGCTGGTGGCAACAGTATCAATTTACGAGTCTGATTATGGCGTGCTCAAGATTGTAGCTAACAGATTCTTGCCGGTTACAGCCCAGGTTAAAGTTTGCTATGCGCTCCAATCAGACGGTTTTGAACTGGCTTTCTTACGTCCTTACTTCGTTAAAGACCTTGCATCCACTGGTGACTACGAAGCTAAAAGCATCACTGCCGAGTGGACTCTGAAGGTTGACAACAATGCCAGCCATGGGGCAGTTAGAGATATTCTTTAATTCCATTCAAGATAATTTTTAACTAATAAACGTGGAGGCCAAGCAATATCGGCCTCCACATCATAAGATTAGAGATATTTAAAATGGCAAGATTAAGAGCAGTACAAGCGGAAGTAGGCGGCGGCTTTACCCAAACCTTTCTTGACAGAGACAAGATGGTAGAGCGCTTTATTCTGAACAATGATGAAATGATTCAGAATAACAGGCTAATAGCTAACGCCGGTCATAATGGCTTTAGCCAATCGGGCAACATGCGAGAGATCGCCAGGATTGACCCGGTAACGCAATTAAAGCTGTTGCAAGATCACAATATAGACCTTAACCGATGGAACGCTGACGACAAAAAAGGAATTGTCAAATGGCTGAGAAACCCAGACAACAGATTTTTTAAAACCTGTAGTGGGGCCATATAATGGCTATCACTACGTATGACGAGCTTAAAACGGCCATAGCTTCATGGTTGCACCGCTCAGACTTAGACACCATCATTCCCAGTTTTATAGCCCTTGCCGAGAGTAAAATTGGCTCTGGCTTTAGATCGCGTGAGCAGGAAACATCGACAAACCTTGTTACTGTTGCCGGTGTTGAAACGGTAGCCCTTCCAGCCGACTATCACTCACTTAAAAGTATCCAGATCGTATCTAGCTTTAATTCCGTATTGCGCCTTATGCCCGATGACGCGGCTTTGCGCTACAAAGAAACTAACACACTTGCACAGCCTGAATATTACACGATTCAAGGCAGCAACTTAAGGTTAAGCCTATGCCCCGATGCCGTTTATACCTTGGAAGTCATTTATTACGCAAAAGTACCGGCGCTATCAGGCGCAGCACAAACTAACTGGCTACTTACTAAGGCCCCGCAGCTTTACCTATATGGCGCGTTAATCGAGGCCATGCTTTACGTGCAAGACGATGAAAGGCTACAACTTTATGCGGGATTGTTCGACGTTGCGCTGAACGGCGTTATTGCCAGTTCCAATATTGAAAGTTACAGCGGCGCACCATTACGCGCCGTTTCAGATTATGTTTGCTAAGGAAAAAAAATGAGCATTGAAAGCGCAACTTACATCAACCAACTTGTAACAACTAATCCTGATGGAGCGGTAGACTACTTATCAACGGTAGACGATCATTTGCGGCTGATTAAAGCAACTCTACAAAATACATTCCCACAAGTTTCAGGTGTCGTTTCGGCTAGCCATACCAGCTTAAGTGCATTAGCTTATGTGGTTGACACCGGCACATTGAATGCGCTTGTATGCAATCCAACGTCAGCCTTTGCTGCATATGTAGCCGGAACAGGGATTACAGTTAAACCGATAAACACAAATACCGGAGCGGCAACCATCAATATTTCAGGTCTCGGCGCTGTTGCCATTAAAGATGCGGCGGGCCTTGCTCTGGTGGGCGGTGAATTGATAAGCGGTAACGTTTATACCTTGCGCTATAACGGAACGTCATTTTTCATGGCTGACAGGTGCTTTGGCGCAATGACCAGTGCCGACATTAAAGGTGATGGCGCAGGCCATATCACTAACAATGTTGCTTTTACCGGCGCTCCGACAGTGACCACAGCCGGAACCTCCGATGACTCTACCAAGATAATTAACTCAGCCTGGGCAAAGCTGGGGCTGGCTTATTCTCTGGTAGCAACTCCAGGGTACTTTAAATTCCCAACGTGGGCAGGTGGCTTAATTATTCAGTGGGGCAGTGGCACAACATCGGGAGGAAATGCCCTGGCAACAATAAGCCATGCGATACCATTTTCAACAACATTTGTTACTGTTGCCGGGGTAAAATCCGGTAATGCGGCTATTGATTATAACGTATTTGCAAGTCAGGCGACGAACAATTCCGCGTCAATCTATGCCCGCACAGGCGCTGGGGCTAATGCAACCGGCGTTGATGTTTATTACATTGCAATAGGCATATAAATGTCAAAAATCGCCGCATTTAATAATGTAGGGTCTGCAGGGGTTATTCAGGATTTATCTCCAGAGAGGCTTCCAGCTAATGACGAAAATGGATTTGCTTGGTCTTCTATAGAAAATTGTCGGCCAAAATCTGGAGAAATAGCAAAAATACCTGGATATTCATCTCTATTTTCAACATCTATCGCCCCATGGGAGGTGGTGCAAGTTTTTGATGTCGATCAACCTGTTTATTTTTACATGTCAGGGACTCAAATTTACTTATACAGGCAATTGCAACATTACAATATGACACGGGTACTGGCTGGTTGGAACACTATTAATGTTGGCAGCAATAAAACAGGTAGCGATCTTCCATTTGCCGCTAACAAAGCAAAGGTAATTGTTGATGTTGGGGGTGGCAAGACTGGTGCATCAGCAACAGGCTGGATTAGCAATGCAACCAACCATCTTGGCAATCTTAAAATTGACGGTGTTGATTATCCTATCTCGATAACCGGCAGCGCAGCACAAACCTATACAACCCTTATTTCTCAAATAAATACCGACATTGGGGCTGTAGCAACAGCATCACTTGATGGCAATGGCAATTTATTGTTTACGTGTGACGTAAGCACAGCAAACGCAACCAGCATGGTTTTAACTGACACTGGCTCAGGCATTACCAGATCATGGGCGCTTTTGACTGGATATGTATCGATTGGCTCAGCGACAACGCACAATTTGTCAGCTACCGTCACTATCGATGGCGGCGCTCCGCAAACCTTGGCAACACAGTCGCTACAAAACGCCAACTACACAGATTTTATTGCTGGGCTTAATTCGCAATTTACGGGCGGGACACTGACTTTGACAGGTGGAAATTTACGCATTACAACAGCGGGAATTTTGAGGACAGCAAGTGTATCAATATCTGACACCAACCTATTTAGTTCATTGACAGGCTATACATCGATAACCAACACGGCAACAGATGACATTCCCTATTCGACACCAACAACAAATAGTTGGAACACATCATTATTAAACAATATTCCTGTTTTTAATAACGGGTTCGATGACCCTCAATATTGGCCTTCTCCAAGAGCAACTACAACTATGTTGCAAACGTTGCAAAACTGGCCGAATGGAACAAAATGCTTAATTATGAGGGCATTTAAAGCGTATTTAATTGCACTGAATATAACTGACGCTGGTGGGACTAGATACCCGTCTAAAGTAAAATGGAGTGGTTCAGCACTCCCTGGAGCCTTGCCGACTACCTGGGATATTACGGATGTAACCGCAGATGCCGGTGAGCAGTCTTTAAGCGACTCGCTTGGGCAAATAGTTGATGCCTCTACATTAGGTAATGACCTAATAATTTATAAGCAAAATTCAACTTATAAAATGAGTTATGTAGGGGGGTCAAAAATATTTTCCATACAGATGCTATTTTCTGGCATAGGCGCATTATCCATGAATTGCTCAGTAGAAATAGGAAACCAACATTTTGTAGTGACCTCAGAAGATATAATTATTCACAATGGTGCAGAATATAAAAGCATTATCGATGGGCGTAATAGAAAATGGTTTTTCAAAAATTTAAATCGAGCCTATTCATACAGAACTAGATGTGTTGTTAATTATGATTCAACTGAGGTATGGGTATGTTATCCGAGCTCATCGAGTCAATACATTGATAGCGCATTAATCTATAATTATGAATCAAATGTTTGGTGTAAGCGCCAACTCCCAAGTATTTACAATATGTTTTCCGCTATTTTTGATGCGGGAGCCCCTCCTACAATCAACGGAAGCTCAGCCTTTAATGCACCAGCTCCTACCTCCGCTTTAACAGTAAATGTTTTAGCATATGGGGCAATTGGCAACGGAATTACTGATGATACTGCGGCTATTCAATCAGCAATAAACGCTGTTCAAGGTTCGGGAGGAACAGTAATAATAGGTAATGGCACATATCTAGTTAACCCAGAGCAAGGGTCGAGTCTTGCAATTACTGGCGCAATGACATTGAAAATGTCAGATGGCGCAATTTTAAAAGCAAAGACTAGCAGTGCAACACATTACGATATTTTGCGGATTGAATCGGCGTCAAATGTAAATATTATCGGAGGCATATTGCAGGGTGAGCGATACACGCATATTGGGAGCACAGGAGAGTGGGGGTTTGGACTTGGTATTTATGCATCATCAAATGTTTATGTTGAAAATACGATAGCAAAAGACTGTTGGGGAGATGGATTCTATATTACGGATAATCATGGTATAGGTGGAAGCAACCCATCAACTAACATAACTTTAGACAACGTAACAGCAGATTATTGTAGAAGGAATGGAATTTCTTTAATTTGTTCTAATGGTGTCCTTATCAAAGATAGTTTTCTAAAAAATACAGGCGGCACTAATCCACAATACGGGATAGACATAGAGCCGAATACAGGAGAATCAAATAATAATGTCGTTGTTGATAATTGTACTTTCATTAATAATGCTGCGGGCTCGCTTTCGGTTTTCGGACAAAATAATACAAATTTAGTGGTTAACAACAATAAAATGTATGGTGGCACAGGAGGATACATATTATTAATAAGTGATGCTGATAACGGCATGTATTCAAACAACATAATAACCTCAATATGGCGCGGTGTTGAATTTAGGGGAGCGACAACGGGAAACACACTATTAAATAATAATATCTGTGCTACTTCCTTAACAATATCAAATCTAGGAACTAATATTTCAACTGGAAATACGCTGTCAAATGGTTCTTGTACAGTAGGAGACCCAGCTGACGCGATTGCAATTATGCACGCTGGTGGTTCTGAGATAATAAATACAGCTAATAGAATTATTGATTATGATGCAAGTAGCAATACATCAAGGCGATTGTTTGCAGGTATCCCGGAAAATTTAGGTATTTTCATTTTTGATTCTGAAACTTCCGATACAGATAACGGCTCCGCTATGATAGCGCTAGTTGAACGCATTGATTTGCCGTTGGAGCCAGAACAGCTTATAAAAACAGTTAAGAGAGTATGGGTTAGGGCAGGCTCTAGGATAAAATCGCCTTCTCCTTTGCAGGTTTATGTAGGCCATGCGATGAGAAAAAATGAACCAATAACCTGGGATGGCCCATTTCTATTTAACATTTTATCAGATAATTACATAAACTGTTTTTCGACCGGAAGATATATATCAATAAGATTTAAATCAACGACAAATACTGACTGGAATTTACAGGGTTTCGATCTTGAGTATGATACAAAAGGCCGATTTTGATGATTGATTACACACCCTCTCCAGTTCCTACAGATACGGCATCAATACCCTCCTATCTGAAAAATGAATTTAATAAAATTGCACTATGCTTACAGCATGGCCCGAATAATTTGATAAAAACTTATGTCGCACCTGACAAGCCGAGAGACGGAGACCTTAAATACTCGGATGGTGTGCACTGGAACCCCGGTTCTGGTGTCGGCATTTATTATTACAAGGCCAGCGCTTCAGCCTGGATATTTTTAGGATAAATTATGGCACTATTACAACCGAATGGAATGACTAACCCTGGTGCCGGAGGCAGTGAAGTCTATAACTTAGGCCAGGGATACGTTTTTAAACAAGGTGACGGCAGTTTTAGCAGGACATACGACCCAAACAGCCAGTTTACCGCCCCGATAGCGGAGACACCAGAACATGCAATGATGAAATATCAAAATCGCATGGCAGGGTATCAGCAGGGGCATGCTAAAGACTTGCAGCGTCAATTATTTGACTTATATTTTCCAAAGGGGCAGCAAAAGATAGATGGAAAAGACCAGCGCCCAGACATGCAAGCATTTATTGGCCAGCAAAAACAGCCAGGACAAAGGCAGCCAATTGACATACAAGCATTAATGCAGCAGATACAGCGCAGCGGGCTTGCAAGTCAAATGCAACCATTCCACAAACAAGCGCCAGTTTATATGCAGCACGCGGCAGACCCTAACGCCAACATTTACATGCAGAATGGCTCGCCGATGACGATGATACCAGGGCAGGGCGGAGCATGGCAAAAGTCTTATGGGGTGCCATACAACCCAGGAACAAACCCTAATCCAACAGCGGTTGGGTTTAACCCTGCTTTGCCAAGATTAGCGCCAACTCCTGTACCTGTTGGCGGGGTTCCAAATAACCCGGCTAACGCATGGTCTGGGCAACGTATCGTAACACAGCCACTGAGGGTGGGGTAATGTCTAGCACTGGGCAAATGGGCATAAACGGCTCACAGCAACAAGGCAATTTTGGTGGTGTTGTTCCGGGCTATATGGGCGCATCAGATATACCAAGAAACATGGGCGCTAATAAAATTGGGGGTGTTCATGGCCCTATCCAGCAAGCCAGTCAAAATATAAACCAGCAAAATGGATTTACGCCATTCGACTATCAACAAATTATGGGTTCAAAAGACCCTTATGTTCCAGGGATGCAATTTGGGGCTCAAATAAATCCCGGAACACAAGGCCATAATGGGCAAATAAGAGGACAGACCTTTAATACCGGCAATGGCTATAATCCATCAATAACAATCGGTCAAATGCAGCAAGAAAGCAATGCTGGAAATTTTCAACATTTACCCGATTGGATGAATGGAATTTATCAAAATTACACGCCTTGGCTGTCACAAGATTCGCTTGCAAGTAACATGAACAGCGCACCAAAAAACGCAACAGCTGAGCTATATAAAGCAGTGATAGACTCTGGTGGTGGATTTGGTGGGCTTAACAACGATATTTTTAGGCAGGGGCTTGGCTATGCAGGCGCAGCAGATCATAGCGGGGGAGCAATGAGAAGAAACCCTGGTTTTGATTTTGGCGTAAACAGTGAAATTCCGACAAGGCTTAACCAATTGCAGCGTTATTTGTCGACTCAAGAAAATACAATGGCCGCAAACGGAAGGCCAATAATGCCAGGACAGCAACCAGTAGCAGAATTGCAAAGAGGGTTATTTACATGAGCAGCTTGGGAAATAGCGGAACGGTATCCGGACAGACGCAGCAGGCGGGAACAGAAACGCAAACAAATAACCCGTGGGCCGCGTCAGTTCCGTATTTGGGCGACATATTAAGTGAGGCTCAGCGCTTAAATACGCTTGGCGGGCAATCTTATACGCCCTGGGGGCAGGTAGCAAACCAAACACAAGACCAAGCAGCATATCAAGCTGGCATTAGAGATTACGTAAACGCACCGGGCACTCAAAAATTCATGAGCAGCGGAAGTGATGCCATTAAAAACCTGATGACTCAGGTTGGCAGCGGTGGAGCACTCGGGCAGGTTGGTAATGCGGGGGCTGGAAAGCTAGCAGGATTGGTTACAAACAACAATCTTTATGACCCTGGGCAAGCAACTAACCAGATGATGTACGGAGACACCATAAACCCTTACTTGGGTAAAAATGTTGATGCTGCCCTGCAATCGCAGGTCCAGGGATTTAACATAAATACCCTTCCCGGACTGCGGCGTGAGGCCATCGGTGATGGCTCGTATGGCTCTACTCGAAACATGCAGACTGAGGGCATGGCAGCTGGAGCGCTCGATAAGCAAATGATGGACACTGCCGGCGGAATGTATCAGGATGCCTATAATACAGCCGAGGGCAATCGAATTAACGCGCTTGGCATTGGTTCAGACCAAGCCATTACCCAGGCAAAACTTATCCAGCAAATTATGGATAATGCAAGCGCTAACAGCATGTCATCGTCAGGAGCTGCACTGGCTCATTTGCCGGGAATGATTAACGCGCCGCTTGACCTTTTAGCGGCTCAGAATACGGCTGGTGGCCAGCAATTCAATCAGAACCAGGCGCAGCTTGATGATGCTACTAACCGTTTTAATTTTGACCAGACTCAGCCTTGGGATTCCTTGTCAAAATTTGCAGCGATCATAAATTCTCAGGCAGGGCTTGGCGGCTCAAGTGTTCAAACTGGATTTTCTACGATGCCGCAAGTGTCCGGAGCGGCTAACGCAGCAGGGCTTGGAACAAGTGCGCTTGGACTATTGCTTAGCATGTATGGAAAAGGCGACTCAACAGGCAGCGGCAACGGAAATATAAACCCAAACTACAATGTAAGCACAAAACAAGCAATCAGCAACTCAATTACTCCAACCTTTAAAGGTGCAAGCGTATGACCGCGCAAGTTCCAGCGACAACAAGCAGCACAGTTCAACAGGCTCCATGGGCTGGATTAATTCCGTATCTTGGCTCTAACATGAGCGAGGCGCAGCGGCTTTATAACCTTGGCAATCAAGCATACACACCGTGGGGACAGGTAGCGAATCAGACACCCGACCAGATTGCGGCATTAAGGGGCATACGCGATTACGTTAACGCACCCGGAACTCAAGGCTTACTTCAGTCTCAATCAGGGCTTGTTAGCGGGTTGCTGAGCGGTAATGCTGGCTATAACCCGCAAATGCAGATAGGTGGGATGGGCGCGCCAAAGCTTGCAGGGTTTGTTAGCAATAATACGCTTGCTGACCCAACATCTGGTCTCAACCGGATGATGTACCAGAATACAACAGACCCGTCTTTAGTAGCAAATATTGGGCAAGCTTTAGATTCAGTAGGAAAAAACCTTGCAAGCGCGCATGGTGTGCAGGGCTTTGGCGCACAAATAGCAGAAAATGCACACGCCTTAAATCAACAAAATGCCGTAAACAGTCTTTTTGGCCATGCTTATGATACTCAGCAAACAAACAAATTAAAAGGCATACAGTTAAGCAATAACTGGCAAAATAACCAAGCTGGAATGATTGCAGACCTGCTTAATTCCGGCGATAGAAATAAGTTGCAATCAGTTGAGCAGGGCTTAAGCGGGTTCGATTCAGCATTAAAGACGCCGCTTTCATTGCTCGCGGCACAAGGGGCGGCTGGCGATCAACAGCAGGCGTATAATCAGGCGCAATTAACTGACGCAACGAATAGATTTAGCTTCGATCAAGCGCAGCCTTGGCAAAATTTAGCTAGATACAGCGATTTAGTATCGCCAATAGCATCAATGGGGAAAACAGTAACTAATATTAATACTGCCCCACCAGTGCAGCAGGGCAATAAATTAATGGGTGCAGCAGGAGGGTTAATGGCAGGCGCAGGCGCAGGTGCAAGCGTTGGTGGGCCTTGGGGCGCTGTAATTGGAGGCGCAGCTGGTGCAGCAATGGGCTACTTTTCAAAATAAGGAATAAAAATGCCAGACTTTAGCAATATGACAACAGCGACCAAGCCAGGATGGGCTCCCGAAATGGCCGATGTAATAGCCAACAGGGACACGACCTATAAAAATTGGGATAAATTCATCAATGCCGACTCGACCGGCTGGAATATTCCGGTAACGCCAGAATTGCTCAAGATTCTTGGCAAAAATCAGGACTTAGTTTACATGAAGGGCGCGGCGGAGGCTGACCCAAACAATGTTACTGGCTCAAACTGGCTTAATTATGGCGGTCAGTATACAGATGCTTACAAGCAGCAGATGCTGCAAAAGCTTATTGATTATTACAAGGGCTCAGCAGAGCACAGTAAGGCGGCAAACGGCAGTCCGCTTGTCGGACAGTTCCTTAATCCGCAAAACATTTACGACCAGGGCATGAAGGGCAACACTTATTTGCCTGGGGATGCCTTGCAATCAGTGAATATTGCCCAGGCTCGTGATTCAATTGATTCCGTCAGGCGTCAATTCGGCAATGAGATTGCAGATAAATTTGCCGAGTTTGTGCAGTCAGAGATAGCAAGCGCCAGGCCAGACGCAACCACGGCCAAGAATTTACCGGCGCAGCAAAAGGCGATTATTGACCAGCTTGGAAAGCCAGTGTCAGCACCTGTCAATTCAGCGAACTGGGGCGCTATCCACGGCCCTAATCCGCAAAACTCAAGCCTGACTCCCCCTACCACTATAGATGGCGTGTACCGACAGATTCTAGGCCGGGAACCGGATGCGGAAGGCAAGGCTTTCTGGGAGTCTCAACTTCAACAAGGGAATATTACCCCGCAAAACATGGCGGCAAAGATCGCTGAATCGGCTAGCAATTTTGACATATCTCAGTATAAAGGCCCAGTTCCGCAAGACATTTTGATTCAGTCAATTAATAATGCAAAAACATATCTTGGCACTGGTAATCAGCCTGGATTACTACAAAAAACCTTGTTGCCGCCAGCAGCACCAGCAGCGCCAGCGCCAATAACGCCTGTTAATGCCCCACAGTTTAGCGGTTTATTCAGCGCACAAGCGCCAGCAGCAAACACTAATGTTCAGGCCGCAAGCCTTTTTGGAGTAAAATGATGAGTGAGAATATTTTTCGTGACCCTGCTTTCGCAAGATTCCTGATGAGCATGGGCGCTGGCATGATGGGCCAGCCTACACTTGGCAAGGGCTTAACTAGCGGAATGCAGGCGGGAGTTATGTCATATATGAATGACATGACCGACGAAGAAAAGCGCAAACACCAGCAGCAGCTTTTGAAAGATGAGCAGCAGGGCCGTTTGTCATTGCTGAATACCGAGTACGGCTATAAAAACCAAGCTGCTCAGGATGAAGCAAGCAGCAAACAGGAACAGTTAAAAATAGCAGGGGCGGCAATAGCGGCTCAGGCTGAAGCAAGCGGAGTGCAATTTAGTCCACTATTCAAAGCTGCGCTTGAGGCTGGTGACGAAACAGCCATTAAGTCAGGTCAGGATGCCATAGACAGGAATGAAAAGGCCAAGATTGATGTAACGGTTAAAGGAATGGATAGGGCCGCTGACAGTTCTGAGTTTGACCGCAGGTTTTCTATACAGAATCCGGGTGGAATTGAAACCCCTGAGCAAAAAGCGGCAAGAGAACAAGCTCTATGGTTATCAAGAAACGCTATCACTGACACGCAGCAAACTAAGCGCCAACTTGAGCAAGATAGGATGGCTAGAGAGGCATGGATGCAGCAAAATGACTTCTCGCGCAATCAGGCAAAAAATGACGCGGCAATGGCAGCATCAGACAAAAAATCGTCAGATGCTAACGACACTTTGTCTATACTTGAGGAAGTTAAGAAAATCTTACCTACTGCGACAAGTAGCCTGGTAGGGTCAAAGGTCGATCAAGGCTTAGCGGCAGTTGGCTTGAGTACCAGCGGTGCTGACGCATCTACTCAATTAAAAATATTAGGTAACTCATTAGTTATGAAAGTTCCGCGGATGCAGGGGCCACAATCAGACAAAGACGTTCAGCTTTACAAGGAGGCCGCAGGTAATATTGGAGATGAGACTAAGCCGATAAGCCAGCGCATGGCGGCTGTTTCTACCATAGAAAAGCTTAATAAAAAATACGCCACAGTTAATTCTTCGACAGGCGGGGCACGTCCTGGTTACGTGCCATTCCGAATGGGTAAATAAATGGACAATAAGCGAAAATTTTTACTCGATTTTTTTACTTCTAAAGGGCTTGAGCCACATCAGGCCGCCGGTATTGTTGGCAACCTAGAAGGCGAGTCCAGCCTAGACCCATCCGCTATAGGTGATGGAGGCACATCGGGAGGACTCGCCCAGTGGCATAATACCAGATTAACCGGGCTAAACAAGTTTGCCTTTAAAAATAACTCTGATGCTAATGATATAAGCACGCAAGCCGACTATTTGTGGCATGAGCTTAATACTACCCATAAATCGGCCCTGGATGCGTTAAAGTCTTCCACTGACGTGGCCACAGCTACACAAGCATTTACTGACAAGTTCGAGCGCCCCAAAGCGCCAGATTACGCCAAGCGGACGAGCCTTGCAGAGAAAGCGCTTAATCTCATTATCCCAACGGCTCAAGCTGACGAAACTATCCCGGCTAACGCTGGCGAGATAATCTATGCTGATACCTATGCTGACGCTGTAAAGGCGCAAACAGACAACCCGAGCGCCCAGGTTTTCATAAAAGAAGGTGTTACGGCGGATGTCGAGACACCGGCAGAAAGCGGGATAGCAGATGAGACAGACATAAGCCCAAACAAATCATTATTAAAGGGAATAGTAAGTGGAGCAACGCTTAATTCCGGCGATGAAATAGACGCGACAGCCTATGCGCTAAGGGATTTATTAAAAGGCGGGCAGGGCGACTTTAACACCAATTACAAATTCTACCGTGACCGCGCAAGACAAGCGAATACAGAAGCGGAGGCGGCTAACCCGTCAGCCTACTCAATTGGAAATGTAGCCGGTTCATTTGCTGTACCAATGCCCGGCGCGAGCTTAAAAAACATCCCTGGACTCATGAAGGCAAGCGCCATGATTGGAGGCGCATCAGCGCTTGGCGCGTCAACAAAAGAAGATTTGCCAGGAATTTTGACCGATACGCTGGGCGGTGCTGGAGAATCGGCAGCAATTGGCTTTGGCCTTGGCGCGGCAGGAAGAGGGTTAGCAAAGGCTGGCGGCGGTATTGCCGACATGATGGCAAGTGTAGCTGGAAAAAATACACCAACATTGGACAAGGCGGCAAGCCTGGGGATCCCGGTAACTAATATTGACCGCTGGATGAACTCGGCAAGTCCTAGAGTGCGCGGCTTTGGCAATATGGTAAATGACACGGTTGATAACCTGCCGTTCATTCACAACAAAGAGGCAAGAATCGGTCAGGCTGAAGCGCTCGGAAAAGCGGCCTCCAAGTTAGAAACAAACATTAAGCCTGGAGTCTTGGATACCGGCCCCGCAGTGCTTGAGTCAATGACGCAAAAAATGAAGGAAGGAAAAAGTCACGTTAAGGCGTTGTATGACAAAGTCAAGAATATTGCTGATAATACGCCGGATATAGCACCGATAATCCCGGTTAAGACTAAAGCTTCCGTTAGTGAATTGATGGATAAAACAGACTTTTTAAAAAGATTCCCGGACTCAAAAATAGAATCATTTTTTAAAAGGATTCAGGATGGCGGCGCTGACGAAGCGTTGACTTTTGATGACGCAAGGGCGCTTAAATCAATGGTTGGTCAGTATTCGCGCCGGGCCAAGAAATCATCTGGCATGTTAGGAGACAATGATTACCGATTACTCACCCAAGTTCAAAATTCAGTTAATCAGGACGTTAATAAATGGGCTACGGATAGCGGAAATACTAAATTGCTTGATGCGCTAAGAAAAGCCGACAAAGCCAATATTGAAAAGGTAGTGCCGTACAAGGAAAATGAATTTTTAAAACAATTTAATTCCGGCAAGATCAACAGTGACAAGGTTATAAAAAAGGTAGTTGGAGGCGATGCGGTAGGGCCTTTGCAGACAAAAACATTTACCGATGCCATGGGTAAGGCTAGCGATGGGAAAAGTGGTGTTGACTATGTCAAGCATCAGATAGTAGCGGATGCCAGATCAAAGGCAATTGATGCAGACGGCAATTTTCATCCGATAAAGTTTGCCGCCGCGTTAGATAAAATTGGCAGCGAAAAAAGCGACATAATCTTTAAGAATGTTGGCGGCAGATCGCAGTCGGAAGCGGCGAAGATTCAAGCAGAAGTTAAAGGGATTAGGGATGTATCCAGAGTTATTGGCCTGTCAGTGTCGAAAGCCATGGCTGACCCGACTAACGGCAACAAGCTTGTCAGACTATTGGTTGGCACTGGCAGCATTGCGGCTACAGGGGCAACCGGAATATTGCCTGGGGTAGCGACTGGTATTATCCTTAACAAGTTTTTAACTGACCCAAAATACACAGGTCATTTTATCCGCGCAGGACTCGCAAAAGGCGGTGCTGCGACTAATCGTTACGCCGATGAAATGGTGAAACTTTTTATTAAAAATGAATCAATGAGGAAACGTAATGATTGATGTAATTGACACGATAATTCTTCCTATTAGTGGAGGCTTAGTCTTGATGTTAATGGGGATTATTGGCTGGATTGGGAATAAAATTGATGTAAAGCTTGAACATATAACCGGAACTTTGAGCGGGCTTGAGCGTGATATGCGCGGAGAGCTGACAATGCTTGATCGCAGGCAAACGGTAACGGAAACAAAAGTAAATTTAATCATGCAGCGTAATCACAATGGCGATAATCGCTATCAATTTGAGGAAAATTAAAATGGACAAAATTTTAGGCGTATATCTCTATGTAGTATCGAGACTTGCTGAGCCATCAACGCATGCCAGCATTTCATCATTGTTGATGGTAGCAGGGGTTAATCTGGATACCGGCCCCGTTCATGACTCCCTTGTCGCATTGTCCGTTATTTTTGGCTGCCTTGGTTTTTTTGTAAAAGAAGCAAAGCCATTAACTGTGCTAAAATAATACTTATCCTGGCGCTAACCGGATGTCAGGCTATTAAGCCGGTTACGGACAGGTGCAATCCAGCGGTTGAACTAATCAATTATGGAACCGGATACAGTTATATTTTAATATCATACTCATGCAAAACATTATGAAAAATACATTAGATACAGAATATTTAGAGCTGCATTATTTTGATCTTAGGGTTATGTCAGCTTTAAAGCGCATTAATGACATGCACGAACGCCATTCCAGCGAGATGTTCAAGGCTATAGAGCAGTTAAAGTCATATGAGGTAGATTATGACAATAAAGCGAAGGAAATAACGTGGTGGTTGAGATTTATAAAGTTTTGCGGTGGTGAAATATGAGCTTTGAATTTTTAGTGTTGTTTTTTTACAAAAACGAGATGATAAAGCGCAAAAGGATTATCGCCTGCAGCAAAGACTCGGCACATGAGAAATTGCTATCAATGATAGCAAACAATGAGCTTAATATAGCTAACTGGGATAGGTGGGCGTGGGGATGAGTTTAAAAACAGCAGCAATTAAATCGCTTGTTTTCATTATCGGACACCGGCAAACATTCTCGAGGGTTTTAGATGAGGTGGGCAGGGTTGAAATTAATAAACCCTATATGGAAGGAAAAGACAAAAGAGAGTATGTTAAGACAATTCTTTATATAATTTTTGATGACTTAAAGCCAATTGCTGAGCGGGTTATAAATTTATTGATCGAGTTGGCCTTAAGCTATCTTGAAGAAAAAGTTAAAGCTTGATTTATTTGTCTAAAACTCTCTCTCTAACAAATGCTCTAAGCTTATCAGCAATGGCTGTTAAAGCTTCTTCTTTGTCATCATCATCCATATAAATCAGATAGTTTTCAATAGCTAGTAGCAATACTATCTTTTCTTTTCGGCTTAGTTGTAACATTTTTTTTCCTTATGAAAAGCCCCGCAAAGCGGGGCTAATTGATTACATGTTAAATTATAAAGGGCAGGTTAGCCATTCAAATTTAACTTTTACAGTTTTTACTCCCTTGTTTTTGTAAGTAAATGCAGCAATTTCCTGAACCAGCGGGAACAGCTTTGATTGCACTGTGCAGCCTGGGTCAGACACATGGCAAGTATAAACCTGTCCGGTAGTAGCGGAAGCTAAGCCAGGGATTTGATTGTCAGGAACTTCTGCTGACAGTTTTCCAGGCAGGCCGATTGCATTAACCTGATCGGCAAAGCTATCCAGAGAATTTATTGCGAAAGCAGGACGGTTGAGATTAATTCCTCCATCAATTGATGCAGTAATACATTCAGGGCTTATACCATGAGCGGACACGATGCCGGCAAATGATAAAAGGATTGTTAAAGCGATGGATTTTATAATTGATTTCATATAATACTCTTTTAGGTTAAAGTTTTATTTTAATAAGCGTGATTATTATATATTAGCTAAAGGAAAAGTTCTAATATATTTTTGTGCCATTACATTGTCAAGTGTCGATATTCCCTCCTCAAGTTTATTAACAGATACGGTTGGTTGCGACTTATAGTCGCGCAAAAGTACATTGATATTGTTGCGCTCAAACCATTTCAAAACAGACGTCTTTAAATAAAGTTTTACTGCTGTTTTACTTGGAGCCGGATAAGGCCAGCCAAGCTCCAAGTTTCCTGATACTTGGTAAATTAATTTTTTATAATCTTCACCTACCATATCGACTATATCTTTCCTCGTTACATAGTCTTTATTACGCTGAGTTATGCCTATGCGGTGCTTAACGTTCATAGCAGGTAACTCCCTGGTCGAACTCATACTCACTGAATCTTTCAGCGCAGGCGCAGTTTTCTCCGCATGGCTGAGACACGATTTTGGCGTGTAATATACCGAGCTTAACAGCCTTATAACGGATAGACTCCGTAGATATAAATCCGCATGATTTATTAGCTAACATAAATCTTGCAAATTCCCGCAAATTTTCTATTTCATTGTTCATTTTAGCTCCTTTGTCTCATCAGTTTTGTTACTGTATGACTCTTTATTTTCAAGAATTGAATCAATAGTTTTCTTTTCTTTTTCAGTCTCAAACCAGTCAGAAATAGCGCCCATGCCGTCTTTTATGCTGGCGTATATTTTTTTAAGCTGGACAACCTGCGCTGGTTGAATGGTGTCAATCCGGCGCTGTATCCTTTTTTCAATCTGCAATTGAGACACACCTATTGTAATAAAAGCGTCAACAATCCGCTTTATTCCTTCTGGAGATAAATCAGCAGAGGCTTTCATTGTTACTTCACATTGGCGTACGGCTGCGTCTATTACATCTCCAGGGATAATTGCCAGAATACATGCTCTTAAGCGACGTGCCCCTTGGTTTGCAACCAGCTCATAAATATCCCGCGGGTCGCTAAGAGTTACATTGCCTTTTGCCTTTGAATAGCGAATATGTGGAACCTGAAAAGTTACTTCTTTCCGCGTATTCGATTCAATATCCCAAGCGAAAGCCTGAACAGTAGAGGCCACTTTAGTTTGCTCAATTTCTCTAACGCCAAAATTCATGTTTCCCCACGCCTGGGCTACGGCCTCAGCAAGCCTTATTGACGGGCCTGAAACATCCTGTCCGCCTCTTGCATACTGGTAGACGGCTATCTCGGCAAGGGTTGGCCTTGTGCATGCGTTCAATATTCTATCCATAGCCTGTATCTGGTCACGAGGGGTTTGTCTTGCAATTATCATTGATGCCTGAACTTCGGCAATGGCTTTGCTTGTTTCTCCAGCAGCGGAAACGCTTACTTGTTGATTTGATTGTTCAAATGGGTTTAATTGATTCTTCATTTTAATAGTCCTGGTTTAATGCCCAGTAGGGCAATTCAATTGTTTCTAAATATTCTGAGTATCCAGGCCAATCGCCGGTACTTTTTGCGCGCTCAAGCTTATCCAGTGCTGATTGGTAAGCCGACCTTCCGACTTCCATACTATCAGCCCCAAGTTCGTACAGACCAATTGCATAAGGAGGTTCCTTTTCAACCGCGATAAAAATAAACCCATCGGCCTCTAGCCCTGCCATTTTGCAAGTATCAAGATACCATGCTGCTTGGATGTGATACCCGAAGTTGTAAATTTGACGTGCGAATCCATTAGGGCTTGCATCATTGCAAGTTTTCAAGTCAAAAATATTTCCCGAATTGTAGTGATCGAGACGGCATTTTCTATCATTAGTAAATACTGAAAGCTCTGAATCACCTATTTTAAGCGCATTGCCAATGCCTTTGTTCGAGCTAACGGCAGTCGCTACCTGATTGCATAGGTCAGCCTCTGATTTTGATAGAATTACTTTTCCAGATTGCTTGGCTTCGTAAATAATGGATTTTCCTTCTTTAGTTCGTCCGTCTACGCCATCAGGAAGTATTACGTGTTTTTCCTCGAAAAAATCAGGTTCGAGAACAGCACAGTGTATTGCTGAGCCGATTTTCATTGCCTGGCTTTCTTCCTTTGGTTTGCTCAAGCTTGCAAGATAATGCGCTGGCGTTCGTGAAGCGATTAACTTTAGAGCGGAAGCGTTGATTTGTTTGGCAGCCAGATATCCGGAAAATGGTAAATTATGATAAATCCCTGGTTTCATAGGTTTATGCCCCATTTTACGACCGGCCTTGATTGAGCGTCTGCTCTGGCTTGGATACGCTTTAATTCGTTAAGGCTCAGGCGCATTTTATAAATTATTGTGTGTACGGATGATCTGTCCATGTTGGGTTGTTGCGCTAGGGTGTCGAGTAAATCTTCTATTTGCTCGATGGTTGATTTATTGCTTTCTATTTGTGCTTTCATTTTTTGAGTCCTTATTAGGAGTGGTTAAAGTCCAGGCATCGCACCTGGCTGGACGTTCGACGTTCTTTTTTTAGCCCTGAACATATCGTCTAAGGGAGTGGGGCTTGACTACAGTTTAGCAATTGGCTAAGTAATGTCAATAGGAACTATCAAATAAATTTCATATTTTTCCATTCAAGTCTTCTTTTTTCTATTTGAGCTTTAAGTTGCTCCCTTAAATCTTCTTTCGTATCAGAAACATATACTCTTTTGTAGCGGCTTTTACCTTTTATCGTGTTATGACAAATTGCAGCAAAAACATAATCATTGTTTTCATTTTGTGCATAGCCAAATGAAATTGAGATGCCGTGTTCTCTTGATTTTGAATCTATCCCGATTAAGAAAAATTGTTTTCCGGTTTTTTTGAAATTATTTATTTTGCTTTCCACTGACCATTACCATTGATTAATATTATCTTTTAGCTAATAATGTAATTTTACCCTACTTTTTGACTATTATGAGAAATAAATTAAATAACTCTCTGCATGGAATAATGCAGTGTTTTGCAAAATTTGAAACCCAGCGAGAGCTTGCCAGGGCTTTAAATGTATCCGAGGTCACAGTGTCGCACTGGCTCAGCGGATTGAAGCGCCCAAGCTATAAAAATGCGCTATTATTGGAGCATCTAACCGGCGTACCACGTCAGAAAATTAGACCAGATATATACCCAGAATGAATAAATGCGGCGATTGCGCACACTGGAATAAACCTTCTATCACCTATGAGCCAAACTCAATAGGCTCATGCAAGTTATTTGACGACTGGATGCTTAAACACGCCAGCCACGTAAGGACTCCATCTATACTAGCTCTTAACAGAGTCATGACAGAGCTTGGCGCTACCCCCTATATACACGACTACAGGCATGTTTTCATTAGAGATACCCTGCGTAAATGCAAGCGCTTTGTATTAGCCTGACCAAGTTTTTAAGCCTCTCCCCTCTCGCCCGGTTTATCGCCGGGTTTTTTTGCTTAATGAATTATTTATTTGACATTTGCCATAATAAAATCTATTCTAAATCTGAACTCAATCTCATCACACTGTATTTTTATGAAAAACAATAGAAAAGAAGCTATAAAATCACATGATAAATGGTATTACACAGGCAAGCCATGCAAGCATGGTCATCTATCAAAGCGAATGGTTATGGACGGTTCGTGCTATGAGTGCAGGCTTGAGCGTAATGCAATAGAGAGGTCAATTATAAAATCATACCTAAAAGACTTACCTGAGGCACTGGTGCAATAATGGCAGCATTACCCTACTTACAACTATATGTTGCAGATTATCTTTCAGACACTATGCACCTAAGCACTGAAGAACATGGCGCATATATTTTATTAATAATGAATTATTGGCAAACTGGCAAGCCAATAAACTCTAAGCATATCAAAGCGATAACAAAATTAAGTAACGAACGTATAACGGACGTTATCGAAACGTTACAACACTTTTTTAACGTAGATGTAGACGGATTATGGTTCCACAAAAGAATTGAGGCCGATTTAGAAAAAGTTAGGGATAAATCTATAAAATCATCTAACGCTGGAAAAATATCAGCAGAATTAAGGTGGAAAAATAACACAAAAGTAACGAACGTTATAACGGACGTTATCGAAACGTTACAACGGAATTGTAACCATACAGAAACAGAAACAAAAACAGATACAAAAACAGATAAGATAAAAGATATATGCGCTAAAGCGCAGCCAAAAAAAATCAGTTCACAAACTTTGCTTGCAGAATGGGGAATTAATGAAAACCTGTCGAATGATTTTATTGTTCACAGAAAATTAAAAAAAGCAGCAATTACAGAAACAGCTTTAAAGGGATTCCAGCGGGAGGCTGACAAAGCAAAAATATCACTATCCGAGGCGATTACATATTCGATTGAGCGCGGATGGGTTACATTCAAAAATGACTGGTATCAAAACGCGATACAGCAAACACAAGCCGCAAATAAGGAAACAAAACATGACTACCAACTCAGACACATTAGAAACCTTACAACCGACCCAGAAGACATGCCAAGATATGAACGAGTCATCGATATCACCGGGTACAATTCCGACCAAATGGATAACCCACCTTTTTAAAAGATTGCATTTTATATACGGCTCAAAATTTGAGGAACTGTGGAAAGGGCTAAACGAGCAGGAGCTTAAGGCGTTCTGGGCTGATGCGCTTGAAGGTTACACTTCAGACGAAATAAAAACAGGGCTTAATGCTTGCATGACTCGCATATTCCCACCAACACTGCCGGAGTTTTTAATGCTGTGCAGGAAGCCGATAGACCCGCAGCAGGCTTTTATCGACGCTTGCAATGGCAAATTTGCTAATGAGGCAATCAGGCGTACAGCAAGAAAAATTGGCTCTTTCGATTTACAGCGGACAACCTGGGCGCAAATAAAAACGAGATGGACAAATGAGCTGGCCTTTCAGCAATCGCAAAAAGAGCCAGTAGCAAAGCCAGGGCAATCTAGACTATCAACCGAACAACAAGGAGCCGGAAAAAATGAAATTCAAAGCTACAGAAAAATATAATCCAATAGCAATGCTCAGAGAAGCAATGCTAAAGATCGAGGCCGATGAGTCCGGGCTTACTAAAGCTGAAAAATGGACAAAGCACCTTGAGCGGCTTAAAGATCACGAGTTTTTGATATACGAACATGAGCAAAAATTCAAGACAGCTCCGGCAGACCATATCTGTGATGGCCCATTTTGCGGGAATCCAGGCTCGATAAGTAGCAGCACAACAGGCGGCGGAAACTATTATTGCCAGGAACATTACAGAAGGGCTGGATAAATGATTAGCAAAGCATTAATTAAGGCGTCAAATAACTCCAAGGCGAAGAGTTTAGGAAAAAACAATGCAGATGTATGGGTTATTATTAAAACGTTTAACCACGATCTAGAAATGAGGCAATAATGAAATCTGAAATTATGAAAAACAAAACAGTTAAAGAATTTACGCTACCTTATCCTCCATCGCTAAATAGGGCTTATAGGGCCGTTTCTGGGAGAGTTATTCTGTCAGCAATAGCTAGAGCCTACATTGACATTATCGCAGTGTCTACATACGCTCAAGGGGCTAGAGCGGTCAATCCTATCCTTGGGCGTATAGCAGTTTGCATGCAAATCTTTCCACCAGACCGGAGAAAGCGAGATATAGCTAATTGCGAAAAGCTTTTATGCGACTCACTAACCAAAGCCAGAGTATGGGATGACGATAGCCAGATTGACCGGCTGACGCTTATCAGGATGCCTAATGTTAAAGACGGAAAGATCATTGTGCAGGTTCAGCAGTTATGACAGATCGGGAATTTATTGAATTTATGCGCCCTATGGACTGGAAGGACGATGATATTTACAGCTTCGTTGAGAAAGTAGGGATAATCATGAATGACGGTGTTGTCGAAGAAAATGACGCGCAAATCATGGCATATAATTTTATTTATAATGCAAATAAAGCTTGACAATATTAGCCAATGGATAAATAATATATCAAGACAAATAACAAATTGAAAAAAAAACAAATGACAACCTTATCGAGCATGCTTTACGGACTTTACACTATAGCAAAAATGATTGTTTTCACGCTAATATTCTTGATCGGCTCAGTAAGAATCAGCTATGAAATATCACTTCAATTAATTAAACTTTTGGAAAAAAAATGAGCAACGTATTTAGTTTTACAGGCAGAATTGGAAGAGATGCGGAAGTTAAGCATCTTCCAAGTGGCAGTTCAGTTCTTAATTTCACTGTTGCCAATAATGTTGGCTATGGCGACAACCAGAAAACAATCTGGTTGCAATGCTCGGTGTTTGGTAAACGAGCTGAGGGTCCGCTGGTGAATTATTTGAAAAAAGGGATGGGGGTATTCGTATCGGGAGAATTGAGCGAACACGAATACACCGGCAATGATGGTATTACCAAGAAATCACTGAATGTGGATTGTAATATCGTCGATTTAACCGATAAAAAACAGGATTCGGCAGAGCAAAAAAGACCGGCTCAACCAAGCCAGCAGGATAGGGCGGATGGCAGATCAAAGCCTGCGTCAGTGGATGATTTTATTGATGATATCCCTTTTTAAACTCTCCGGTTGAGCGACGGGTTAGACATTTTAAATAGGATTATGAATAATGGAAACTGAAATAATTGATAAGTTGTTTTTGGAATTATCCCAAGTTAGTAAGGCGCAAACTTGGCGTGAAATTGAGTTAGAAAGGCGGGTACATGCTTTGAAGAAAGCGGCAAAGCCATTCGTTGATTTGATGCGCTCAACTGATGGACGTATACCAACAGAGAGGCTCTCGTTAGAGAATTGGCATAATCTGGTAAAAGCCAATTCAGCTAAGTAACCAGGACAGGGCGGATGGTAGATCGAAAACTAAAGCAATTCATCGGCATATTATGATTTTGAGCAAATTGAAATGGACTTGTTTTAAATATAACGCTAATCTGAGAAAAACATTATGAGAAAATTATCAGTTATTTTATTTGTAATTTTATACACGTCTTTTTTCATCTTTGGAGATGTGGACGCTGACACTTGTAGATCAGCAAAAGTAAAGCGCAACTTTGATTTTTATAAGGGATATCCTCATGGTAGAAAAGGTTTTGTGGTCGATCATATCTGTGCTCTTGAGTGTGGCGGCCTTGATGCAATCGTTAACATGCAGTACCAAGATAAGGCGGATTCACTTTTGAAAGACCGTTGGGAAAGAACTAAGGCCGGATGCGCATTAACGTGTAATTCGAGTAATTCAACCAAGACTAGACAAGTCTTTAATTGTAAATAAATTTATGAGCAAAATAATTGTAGAAGAATGCTTAGCGCCAATAGAAGACAAATCTGATATAGCAGATTTTCATAGATACCAGGTGTTAATTGCGCCAGACTGCAATGAAATTTATGTTGGAAGATATGACACTGAGAAATCAGAGGGTATGACCGATGGCTTCTATTTTCAGCCGTATGAAGATGTTACGGTTGATTGTATTATCGCAGTAGCAGAGTTTTTGAAGCGGGTTAATAGAAATTCAATAGTTGGACAAAATAGAGATGAAACTAAGTATGTTTTATCAATAAGGCCGTTCGATATTTTAACGGACGGGGCGAAAGAAATAACCATAGAGGGCGACAAAAATGTACATTAAAATTATAACGCTGGCTTTATTGCTGGCATCCACATCAGTAAAAGCAGATGAACATTCGTCGGTAGTTCAGGAATTCATGAGCGATGTTCACCAGCAAGATCAGGTTAGGCTTCAGCAGTATCATGAGACTATGCAAAATGATATGACCCTTAACCAGCAGTTATTTAATGCCCGGTTTAATGCCTGGGCAGCCCAACAGCACAATTCAACAACGCTACAGTTCGGCGGTGGAGTGCCTCCAAAAGTAATAATTTACAGACCACAATGATAATAGTTAGCATAGGTATTACTGGACTAAGTCAGGTGCATTTTAAGTTTAATCCTGGGGACGAAAAAACCCATGTTACCAGGATGGCAATTAGCGAAAAAGACACGCAAGCACTTTTGGAAACAGTAAAAACACAAATTGAAGGGATTATTAGTGGATAAATTAATTGAGCAATTAATGCAGCATGAGGGGTACAGAAAACAAGTTTATAAAGACAGCAATGGGATTGATACTATCGGGTACGGGTATAATTTAAGCAGCAATATGGCAAAGTTTTCGTCTATTGAACTTGCTTATTTTTACCGAGAGGGGGTCTCAAAAACAGTCGCTCTAAAGGTGTTAAAGCTTTGTGTAAGTAAAACTAGGGATGAGCTTGAATCAAAGTTTAAATGGTTCCGCTCACTGTCTAAGACAAGGCAGGACGTATTAATTAATATGTGCTTTAACCTTGGGATAGTAAAGTTGCTTAAGTTTAAGAAAATGCTTAAATGCTTGGAGGATGGAGACTGGCAAGGGGCGGCAGGTGAGATGCTTGAATCGAAGTGGCATAGTGACGTAGGGCAACGGGCGATAACGCTGTCAGCACAAATGATGAGGGGGGAATATGAGACTAATTCGATGGCTTAAGAAGTGGATTATTATTTTTAAGTTGATGGCAGAGGCGTGGGCAGTGATGATATTCTTCTACATTCTGCATAGAGGAAAAATGCAAATTGGTAACGAGCAGACCAAAAAAGTTGGGAGAAAATTATGGTTTGGGGCTACAAAGAAAGGGTAGTTAATATCTCAAAATCGAAAAGGTCAGAAGGTAATACAATATGCCGTGTTTGCTACTGCAAAAAGTGTAAGAAGTTTGTAAGAAGCGCCGATATGGTTCAGACAACAGCGTTCGATTATTGCAAGGCGTGTCACCTTAAGATTAATGTAAGAAAATTTAAGGAGTCAGAGACCATTAAGGCCGCTAATGTGCAACGACAAAGGATGGTAAAACTTTTGGAAAAAGACCCTGTTAGCATGAGTTTAAGCATGTTAAAAGCGATGGCTGAGAACAAGGCAACGCCAAAGATGCTGCTTGATATTAAAGAGGTTGAGAAGCAAAAGGCGCTTAGGAGTGGGGATTATGAGAGGAACGATAAAAATTTGTTCAAGTAAAAAAACAGCAGTTTGTTGTAGATTTACCTAAGCTAAAGAAATAAATCAGATATAGAATCCAGGTTATATCACTAAAAGAGATAAGTTATGCCAATATTTGAAACAAAATGCACAAAGTGTGGCAACCTGGACGACAGGATTGCAAAAAACAGTGAAGAATTGCCGTCATGCATTAATTGTGGCGGCGAATTAATGAAGATTCAAACACACCAGTTCGCTTTCAGCTTTGCCAGCGGCGGCGGGTGTCATAGCCAGCGTTTAAGCTCACCAAGCAGGAATTAATATGTCAGTAGAGATACTTAGTAAAGACCCGCGTGCATTGCCGCCATTTGAGTGGTTTGCGGGGAAGACAAATAAGGAGCTTATAGAGGGATTGCGACCAATTCTTTCATTCAACACGATGGATAAGCTTGTAAACGGCGTGATGCCCGATGAAAAGAACGTTGAATTAAGCATTAAATTGATGGCAACGCTTGAAGCATTGGCAAAGGCAGAGACCGAATCCGGTAATTCTGAAGAGGTTTTCTTTGATATTTTGGGGGATAAATGAGTGCATCACTATTGCAGCTTCATCAACCAGAGTATAACTTTCAAAGCATTAAAAATGCCTATGACGCCGTTAATTTAAAGGTTACATTGTCATATACTCTAAAACAGCTTGGACTTGATCTATTTGCAGGGAAAATTGGCCTGTATATGAGTAACGATACTTTGCTGATTGTTCGGATAGATAATTATGATGTTGGCTCAAAAAAGATCATGTTTATTATCCTGGCTTATTCAGTCAATGGCGACGCCCTGGAAATGTATCGGCAGCAGGTTAGGACATTGGCTAAAGAGCTTGGCTGTTCTACGATACAATGGCAAAGTCCAAGAATGTACACCCGGGCGGTGGAGGGCTCAAGGGTTAAAGAGTGGCTTTATGAGCTGGATATTTGATGGCAGGCATAACAAGGGAAGAATTTATTCAGCGGGCACACCGTGACTTCGAATTCTTTTCCAGAAACTCACTAAAAATCCTCAACAAGTCAGGGAAGCTGGTTCCCTTCGTGCTGAATACTCAGCAATTAGAGGTTCACCGGCGCATAGAGCAGCAGCTTCAGGAAACCGGCAAAGTTAGAGTTATCATCCTTAAATCGCGCCGCCTTGGTATCAGTACGTTTGTCGCAGGGCGTTTCATCTGGAAAGCCAGATTTAACAAATACCAGCGTTCCGGGGTAATGACCCATCTTGCCAGTTCCACATCGGCCCTGTTTAAGATTTACAAGCTCATGCACAAGCATTTGCATCCCTGGCTTGAAACTAAGCTCGGGGCGAGTAACGCAAAGGAGTTGCTGTTGACCGGGGCAGAGTCAAGCATAGCAGTAAGCACCGCAGGAAGCGCTCAGACTGGCCGTGGTGACACTTTACAACGTGGTCACTTGTCTGAGTGCGCCTTTTTCCCGAATGACCGGGAGATCGCAGCTGGCTACATCGAGGCGATCAGTAATACCCCGGACTCTGAGATCATCATCGAGTCAACATCAAACAATATCGGCAACTACTTCTATGACATGTGGGTAGATGCCGAGCAGGGCCGCTCAGAGTTTATCTGTATTTTCCTGCCATGGATGAGCGACCCCGATTGCTCCACTATCCCGCCGGAAGATTTTAAGCTTGACGATGAAGAGCGGGAATATAAAGAGCTTATGGGCTTAACCATGTCTCAGGTGTACTGGCGCAGGCTAAAAATACTGAGCCTTGGCGACGACAGGTTCCGACGGGAATACCCGGCAACGGTAGCCGAGGCGTTCAGGACGTCAGCGGGCAAAGAGTTTATCGACGCCACAGCAGTGTTACAGGCAAGAAAGCGCAATCTGGAAATTAACCCATCTATGCCGTTAGTTCTTGGCGTTGACGTTGCTAGATACGGCACTGACAGAACATGCATTGCCTGGAGACGTGGCCGTATAGTGTTAAAAACGCTCAAATTGAGCAAGATGAGCGGGCAGGACATAGCTGACATACTGATTCCTATCATCCAAAAGGATAAGCCGCTTAAAGTCTACATTGACGGTACTGGCGGCTATGGCGGTGCTGTGGTGGATTGCCTGAGGATGATGGGCTATGACTCAACCGAGATTAACTTCAGTTCTTCCCCGATCAACAAAGAGGACTTTTTTAACCGTAGGGCTGAGATGTATCACAGGCTTAAAGTATGGCTTCCAGATGGACAGTTACCGGATGAGGACGACATCGAGCAGGACTTGACAGGCTTCAGCTTCACGCACAGAAACAACAAATTGTTGCTTGAAGATAAAGAGGCGGTAAAGAAGCGTCTTAAGCGTTCGCCAGACACTGGAGATTCTATAGCGTTGACATTTGCAGAAGAGCTTGGCTCAAGTATCAATACTGTCGCAAACAACAGCAATTGGCAACAGATCGTAAACCGGGAGCCTGTTTATGCGTGGTAAAGTATTAACGCTTTGTTAATTCCCTAATATGACTATAATGCAACAAAATACGCCCACATATAACCAAATGGAATATAAATGGCAGCTAAAAGAAAGAAATTAACCGATGACGATTTAGTTGCCATTATTGATGACAATATAAATCAATCTCAAAATTATAGCTCTAAGCTTTCATCTAGCCGGGCTGAGGCATTAAA